AAAAGCCGCTACATTGGCAAACATAGCAATAAATATCCACCCGCATATGATGCACCCCAAAAGTTAGACACTTATGGAGGTGCATATCACTTGCGATTACCGCAAAAACCTGCGGCGCTTCGCTTCTCCCTTGATTTTTTCGACCGCTGCGCCATAAAAACGTCTCTGCATCTGCCGCCGGCAGCGCTCCGTTTTTCAGCCCGGCACGCCACCGCTTTGCCGAGGTGTCCGAATTACTCCTATAACCAAAACAGAACCACCCACATATGTGGGTGGTTCTGTTTTGGCAGGGGCAGAAGGGATCGAACCCTCGGCACGCGGTTTTGGAGTATCAAAAACGTGCTATTCGTCCTTTTCTTTATAGTGTTATGCAATATTAAAGAATCACTAAATTATTGTAAATCACAACGTTTTTTATGTTAACAGATTGTGTTTAATGTTGTTTCTTCAAGGGCAACATTAAGGGCTTGCCGTACCCTTATTCGCTGTTTACATGGGTACAATAAGGGTATATTCTATTCAATATTTAAGTTATCTAATTCCTCATTATTAAATAACTTTTTATACTCAATTCTCTTTTTTTCCATTTCTTTATTTTTCTTTTTTTTAGCGTAACTGTCTATCTTATTAAATATAGTCTTCCTTAATCCAAAAAAAAGTCCCCAAGATCCGATAAAACCGACCGTACTGATCACAAGTTTAATTATAAAGGCAGAATCAAAGTTCTGAACGCCTTTAAAACTATCAAAAAGAGAGATGGCTAAAAAGAATATAGCAAGAACAATTACTACGACCCATGAAATTATTTTGCCGATCTTTTTAATTGTTCTTTCCTTTTCTGTGCCAGCATAATTTATCTCTTTTATCGCATTATTGTAAACCATATTTTGTTTGTCTTTTTGAGCCTCATATTTTGCCTGTATTTCAAGTGTTTTTTTTCGTTCTTCCTCGGCATACATATCTTTCAATTTTTCCTTTGCAGATAAAATAATCTCAGAATTAAAGGCGTTCTCATCCCCATTTATCTCACGCATTGTTTCTCGCTTTAAATAATAATCTCCTCGAAGGATGGCGGCTTCTTCCAAAGTTAAATCCCCTTCGCTTTCCATTTTTTTTATTGTTTCCAAAAACGTTAAAAGCAAGTTTGGGGGCATATCAGTTGAAGAAAAAGCATTTTCAACCAATTTTGCAATGGGGTAATCCTTTTTTACCGAATAATTTTTCAACCATACTATGGCTGAAAAATCCATGTCATTCATGCACGGACAAACATATCTATTTTCATCATTATAAAAATCTGAAATAGCTTTGCTTAAATTTATATTTGATGTTATAAATAAATGTTTGCATTTTTCAATCTCCCGACTATTATGTCCATTTCTCATATTAACAATCGACATGATGCTTCTTACGTCTGCTTTCAACGCAGAAACATTTGTATAAGGGATTTTTGATTCTATTTGTTCTTCAAGAGAAGAAGCCTCCGAAGATGGATTGTCTTCTAATCTATACCCTTCAACGATTGTAATCCTGATATTTTTTATAAGATTTTCTAATCTTACAAGGTATCGGTCTACATCGTTTATTGTATAATTAACTTCGTCCCAATGTTGTAATGTTTCTCGTCCCGGTGCAGCCCCATATTTGCAACTGGTCCTATATGCCTTTATTATACCTCGTATTTCTTCCACCGTATGAGAAAAGCAACAAACTTCTCCGCCAGCAGAAACAATCATATCTATTAAGTCTTGCGCATTCTTTTTCTCTTCTTCACGCTGCAAACCCAAAGCATGAATAATAATCGTAGTATCCAAGTAGCATTTAAAATTCTTGAACTTTGCTTTCTGCACAACATCACTATCTGGCTGCATAAAAATAGCAGTTGATACAAAAAATCCTTTTACCATTTCTTTTAAATAACTGAATATGGTAGAATCTTCTTCATATTCTTTCAATATGAACTGCGCTATATTATAATTAACAACATTGTTTTTCATACTATAAAAATTCAAATCCTCTGTTTTTGATACAATACAAATCCCTTTTTCCGTAAAAAAATTCAAAAGGACTGATAACGCTTGTTCTTCGTTAAAATTCTCTTTTTTTACATTTTGATTTAAGTATGAGGAAAGAGCCTCGCCCACTCGATGCATCCTTTCCTTAAACTCTGTTTTACTCTTTTGAAATTTATTAACATCATCATCAAAAGACTTCAACAAATAAAAGTCTTGCTTTTCCTTTTTCAAACTGTCAGGGGACAATCTTTTTAAAATTTTATTTATTACCAAGTTTGGCATAGAAGCATAGCCAAAATCTGTTTTTAATACGTCTGAAATCTTTGATATATTTATTTTACCGTCAACTCTCGTTGTTTTATTAATCGCATATTCAAAAAACGGAATTAACAAATCCAGCGTATCTTTTTGTCTTTTTTCCCAAAAAGAACTCAGCATTGCTGTACTTATAAGAACATTGTTATTCATACGTTCCCACCTCATTTCAGAACGTATTATAACATATTTTCCAACATTATTCAACACTTTTTTATATTCTCCTACACAAAAATATATTATTTAGTGCTATTCAGTATCATATTTTATTTATTGCCATGATTATTTATATTCAAACAATCATTTAGATAACAAAAAAAAGCGGGGATCAATTCCCCGCCTTAAAACATATTCCCGAGAGTGAAAGCCATGCAGCAGACGCGCCCGAAACGATTGTTATTTCGCCCAACTGTGAGACATCAAGGACGCATATCCCCGTTTCTGTTCCGACGCAGAATCGTTCCGTTCTGTTCGGACGGTACCCCGTCGGAAATTGAAAAATAACCGTTCCCGCGTCAGCCGTTCCCGATTTTATCAGACCTGAGACAAAAACGGTTCCGCAAGTGTCTTTTCTGAAAGAAACCGCCCCGTGCGCTTCATCAAAGTTTTCCCATGAATTTTGAAGTGTTCCGATTACGGAATCGCTTTGCAGCAGATCCCCGGGAATTTCCACCTCGGTTTTACCGTCAGTCAAACCGAGGATTATTTTCCCGCTTACAACACGAAAATATTTTTTCAATTCGTCAACAGAGGTTTGCGCACCCGAAGCGACGGAAGAAACTTCGCCTATTTTTTCATCGGTGCTTTTCTCGACTTCCTGTATAACGGAATTCTTTAAGTTCGCGGAATCGGCTTGCAGTTGTTTTTTCCACGTCTCCGACTGCTGCGCGGACTGTTCCGTAAAAGAGTGTGTAGTATCCCCCACCGTTATGGTATTGGATGCGGGATTGAGCAATTTTATGGACAACTTCTTTACGAGATAAGCATTTGAAATACCGTGCGACGTACTCTTCGCAGTCACATAAGTGCCGAGCCTGAACGAATTGAAGTTTTGTCCCGCCGCATGTAAATCAGCGGCGGTCAATGTTATCGTTTGTGTTTCAAGCGTTGCGGTTTCAAGTTCTTTCTTTGCCTTTGTTAAAAGGTTCTTGTCTACGGTCACATCATCCCATGTTACTTTTTTGAAGATTTTTCCGTATAACGAAATCGCCTTTTTTGAGAAAACATAATCATCTTTTTTGCAAATATCTTCCGTATCTTCATCAGGTAAAGCCGTTATCGTTACTCTTTCATCGGAATTTTCTTTTTTCGCTCCGATTGCAATTATCCCCGTTGCAATGTCTTCACCGCTTCGCTCATTTGCCAAAGACAAAAGATTTCTGCCGAATTCAACGGGTTGATCGCATAAATCATCGAAATCCGACAGGTAATTTATACGCCTTTTTCCGTCAGAATCTGAATCTACCCATAGATACCCGCCCAGAGACTTTATCAGCCCCTGATTGAGCAAATCCCATGTTGTGGAATATTCCGTATCAGATCTTGCGATATAGTTGTTTGAATCTGTAACGGTCACCCGCCCGACAAGAAAACGGTGTTCATCGTCAACCTGCTCATTATGACGTTTTATCAGAAATGAAAAATAATCTGCGGGGGTTGCTTCGTCTTTTTTCAAAGGAAATGAAAACGGACGTTGAACAGAATCGATAAGAAAAGCCAACTCACCCTCGCATGAAACCTGTTTTTCGTTATACCAGCCGAGTTCATCATTCAGTATACGTCCTCTGAAATACAGATAATTTCCGTCATAAACCGTTATTATGGATTTTAACTTCCGCAAACGGTTGTAGTTCGGATGATTTTGATATATAGTGAAAGTGAAACTGCCTGTCTTATTCAGTTCAAGTGTCAAAGAAGGGTCGAAAATTTTATAATCTTCAAGTTCTGCATTGTAAAGAAGATGCTCGTCGCAATATACTTTCCACATAATTACAAACTCGCCTCCCGATACTCAAATTTCACATTTGCCGCGCCTGATACCGTCACAGCGGTGGCGCCTTCACGAAGGACAAGTTCCGGAATCATCCATGTGCCCGATTCAAGGTCAACGGTCCCGTTTTCCCACGAGACCGTAATAGGTGCGCTTGTTGTTATCTTCGGAACAACCGTTCGACGCAGATTGTGCAGCAGAACCGTAGTCTCTGCCGAAGAAGCTTCGACAGAGACTACGGTCGCAAGCAGCGCATATTTCCAAGGTTCGCAGTCGGCGGTAACGGTAACTTTTCCTATGTGCTTATCATCTGACCAATCACCGACCGAAAGTCTGCCTACCCAGTAGAAATCAGGGTCTGCATCAAGAATGATTTTGACCTTTTTCCCGTGCAGAGAATTTTTCAGGTATGAATCCAGGGCTATCTGTTCCAAATAAGGAGCAGTCGAGCGAAACTCAAATTTCAGTTGCCTGTTTTCAAACTTAACATCGCCGAAAAACTCCGTAAAATCAAGTTCGCTGTCTGCGCCCGGAATATCAATGCTTTCCTTTTTCGGAGACGGAGACGATATGCTTTTCGAAGAGAGAATCAGGTTGAAATCATCGTAAGAATGATAACCTCCGAAGCGTACACCCATCATAAACCTCTACCTCTCAATCTGCTGATGTTACCGAGTGCGGAATCCATAGCGGGTGCAAGTTCGCCGACAAGAACCCCGTTGTTAAGATAAATCTTCAAAGATTTGATTGCAACAATCAATTCATCGAATTTGGAAAGCACGGAATTGTCGTTTCTTGCGCCGAGTGCGTCTTTCAACTTGTCCGCAATTTTTTCTATCCATTCGGTATTTTTTTCAAGAGGGACGACCGCTTCCGCTCCGTCCTCTCCGATATTCGCAATGGTGGATTTATCTACAACACCGCCTTTTGCAAGCAACGGAATTGCTCCGATGTTGAATCCGAACTTTTTACCGCCTATGACAGGCACCCAGTCGGGAATGTCAAACGAGATTTTATTCAAACCTCGAATCAACATATTAAGACCTTTTATTACGAAGTTTATCGGAGCCTTTACAACAGCGGCAATCTTATCGAAAATCTTTTTGAACCAATCTCCTATTGAACCAAAGACCTTTTTTATTCCGTCAAAAGCGCCTTTGAAAACATTGCTGAAAAAGTCCCCTACACCCTTGAAGACGTTTTTGATTCCCTCCCAGAGCCCGGAGAACCACCCTGTCACGGCATTCCAAACGCCTTTAACGTTTTCCCACGCACCGCCGAAAACTTCGCCGAACCATTCGCCGACGGCAGAAAAGACATTTACAATACCGTCCCATATTCCGCTGAACCATTCGACAACTGCATTCCATGCACTTTTTATTGCTTCCCATGCTGCGCTGAAAACACTTGCGAACCACTCAACTACGGGGGCAAAGATCTCTTTAATCTTTTCCCATATCCAGCCGAACCATTCGCTTATCTGTTCCGCAAGCCCCGTAAAGAATTCCCATATTGCGGACGCAGTTTCTCCGAGAATGGATATTATTCCCTCTATCAAAATGGGCAAAGCGTCCCATAATCCCTTAACAATCGAACCCACAATGCTCGGAATAGCCTTTATCAGTCCGAGAATGATTTGGGGAGTGGCTTTGACTATTCCGATGATGAGCTGAATAAAACCATCGATAAGCGTCGGGAGGTTATTCATCAGAGCATCAACAATCGAAATAAGAATATCGGGTAATTTATCAATCAGAGGCTGTATTATTTCCGTGAAATGCTTCATTACATAAACGCACATATTCGTAAGCGCATTTACGATTTGAGGAATCAATGTCGGCAATTTCGACAACAGGGATTCAAGCATCTTCGGAAAAGCATCAACTAAGGATTTGAATATCTGCTCCAAGCCCGAAATCAAATCGGGAACGGCTTTCAATATCGAATCCAGAAGTTGTGGCAATATGTCCGTAACGGCTTTTACAAGTTTTGTAGCACCCTCAACGACTTTCGGCAGAAGTTGAGAAATTATTCCGGGAATCGCTTCCGCTATTTTCGGCGCAAGTTTCACAACCATTTCGACAATGCCGTCAAGAACAACGCCTATTCGGGGAATAAGGTTGTTTCCTACGGTCACAAGACTGTCAAACAGGTTCTTCATCAGTGTGTCGAAATCCTGTGTTTCATCGGTAAGCCCCGTCATAAGATTCGTCCAGGACGCTTTAAGCGATGCCAAAGATCCCTGAATGGTCGATGCCGCCTCTTTTGCGGTCGTGCCGGCTATACCCATATTCTTCTGCACAACGCTGATTGCGTTTGCAATATTGGCAAAGGACATTGAAGAAGCATCTACCGTAACACCGAGTTCCCTTTGAGCATCTTTCATTTTGGAAGCATCGGCAATAAGGCGTTCCATCTCTTCTTTGGTGCCGCCGTAACCGAGTTTAAGGTTGTCGAGCATGGTATAGTTCTGCTTTGCGAAACCCTGATACGCATTTTGAATGGATTCCAGAGACGTACCCATCTTATTTGCGTTGTCAGCCATGTCGATGATTGCGCGATCTGCAATTTCGGCGGCTTTCACGGTATCGCCTTTCAAAGATGAAATCAGAGACGCAGAAAAAGACGTAACCGTATCCATATATTCATTGGCAGACATTCCCGCGATTTTGTAAGCATTTGCGGCATTTGTCATAACCATGTTCTGCGCTTTTTCAAGAGCGGAATACTTGTCTTTGACTTGTTCGACCGTTTTACCGACAGATTTCGCATATTCTTCAAGCGTCATTTCCTGGGTGCCGAACAGCGTCTTAACGCCGCCTACAAATTGCTCATAGTCTGAATATGCTTCAACAGCCTTTTTTCCGATGGAAAGTATTGCCGTACCCGCCGCAGCAAGTCCGACGCCGACCATTTTCAAAGACCATTTGCCGAGTGCCCCGAAAAACCTTGACAGTTTGCTTTCCGACTTATCTGCGGAATCACCCACATCACGCAACGACTTGTCAAGTTTGTTCGCCGCATCCTCGGCTTTATCCATGGCATTCTCATTTTTTGCCAACTCTGCGGAAAGTTCCTTGATTTCCTTTGCGCAGTTTTTGGTTTCTTTCGAGTTTTTGCCCTGTTCAAGATACAAACTCTTGTATTTTTCTTTCAGTGCGTCGAGTTTTGTTCTCTGTTCATTTGCGGCGGCGCTGACTTCATCGAGAGATTTTCCGAAAGCCCTTGTATGCCCCGGATTGAAAGATTCGAGAACAGATTTGCCGATTCGGGCAAAGGCATTCTGCAAGGCATTCGATGTCTGCTGACCTTTTTTTGCGGTTTCGTTAAGCGATTTATTTGTTTCTTCGACGCCCTTCAAGCCGATAGTGCCGAAGATTTTGAATATTTCCATTATTTACCCCCTTTCCGGGATAAATTGATTTAATATGTCTTTTGAGGTCAATACGGTTGTTTCAACCTGTTCATCTGACGGTTTTATATGCGTTTCAACGGATTTTTTGAAATCCGAGAACGATTTATCGAGAACTCTGTGCAAATAATATTCCCACATTATTTTTTCGTTTTCCGCTTCTATCATTTCATCGATAAACGAACTGAACTGCCGCATACATATAACGCTGTCAAGTAAAGAAAATGGACTTGCATATCGAGAGAACAGCAAGTCCATAAACTTTACTTCATTCAGTTGAACAATTTTGAAACAACCTTGAAAAAATCCGCAAAATCAGGTTTTTTGATAAAATCAATCACCATTTCCGCGAACTCTGCCATGGTAAGTTTCTTTACATCGTCTTTCGAAAGATTCGAAACGCTTGAAAGCAAGTCGTACAACTCGTTTTCACAAGAAGATATATTTTCCATCACGATACCCGCAATGTCAAAAAATATGGTCATACCGATGGCGGAAACGTCTTTTTTTCCGCCCTTTGCTGCCATATTTTTCACGTCTTCCGACTGAAAACAGTCCTTGAACTGCTTAAAGCCGATTTTGCTCACGATTCTGAAAATGGGAAATATATCGGAAGAACAAAGTTCCCTGAACTCCCATTTTGCCGCTGTTTTCTCCATCTGTTATGCCTCCTTAACCTTCTGCGGGTGTGGGATAGTAAATATGCCACGGCAGAGTATCGACTTCGGGACCGAGGTCTGCATGGCATTCGAACGTGAACGCGGGAATGGCAGCCTCTTTGTTTTTACCTTCGAGAGACAGCCCCGACGTGCAAAGAGCATTGTCAAAAATGATGATTATCGGACGTCCTTTGAGTGTCTTGCCGACATAGCCGAGCCCCGTAACATAATCACCCTCCGAAATCTGTGCACGGGATCTTATCTCGCTGTAACCCGTCGCCGTTTCGGATACCGATTCATCACCGATAACTGCGGTCTTCAATATATCGGGAGTAAGTTCAATGGGGTTGATATCAAGTGTGGCGGTTTCGCCGACCTTTGCAGTCAAACCCTTGACCTTAACAAGAGCCCCGTCCACGGGAATATCGTAGAGTTCGGGGGTAATGGCAAGTTTTGAGCCTCCCGATGTTGCGCATATAAGTGATTCGGCAAAGTTCCAGCCCTTTTTATAAGCGTAGTCCTTCTTCCAAGGAGTAGGAGTACTGATTGCGGTATAAGAATCACCGCTGTCCGATTTTGTATAATAATTTTGATACTCCTTATCCCAATTTTTCGGTTCTTCCGTCGTAAGAATGTAACCGAAAGCAAGATTTTTGTGTATGGTACCTGCTCCGAGCAGAATTGATTCCGGAGTTTTTTCCGTAATACCTGAACTTTTGAACTCATCTCCGAGTGTCATTTAAGTCACCTTCCATTCTTTGATTTGAAGATTTATTTGTATTCTTTTCAGTTCCGCGTCATCAACGGGAACGGTCATTGTATCCGAATAGAAAACAGCCAATCCGTTTCCGTTCGGCAGTATCGCCGTTTTACCCGAAACGGGGTCAAACAACCGCTCGACCTCTTCTTTTGCTTTTTCAAGAAGAAGTCGTGAACTGCGTCCCGTTCCTGTCAGAATAAAAGTTGCTTCCTGCAACCCTGATTCGGACAGAGACGGTGTTTCGATATATTCGCCGATAAAATACGGATCGGGAACGGGAGAATCGGACCATTCGCCGAACTCGTAATTTATGCCGACGGATTTTATTTCATCGGATATAAATTTTAATGCTTCGGTCGTCATTTCAATTCTCCTAACTTTCTTTCAAGATATTTTTGTATTTTGTCTTTGTTTGCCGCGAAAGCTCTGTAAAGGTGTCTGCGCGGCTTCTTGCCTATGGTTCTGTGCCATTTGCCTTTGTCGTCTTTATATACCCACGGTGTTTTCCTGCCGTCGCCGTTCAAAGCGTATTGTCCTGTGCCGAACTCTTCCCAAACAGCGTTTTCAAGGGGTGAACCTATCTGCGCAACGAGTTCCGCTTCGTCAACCTTGCAAGTCCACGAACCCGCCGTCTGCCCGGTATCGGTATTTTTTTTCTGATTGCGAACTGTGGCACTTTGTAACTCCGCGCCGCATTCATAAAGATACGCTATGCATTTTTCCCTGATTGCCGCCGTAACCTTGACGCTGTTGTCCGTAAAACTTACCGCATTCATTGTTACTGCCCACCCGTGAATTTCAGATAGATTTCCGAATGAGCGTGGAGTTCCATCGGGTCGTCGATAAGCATAATGTCATATCTCTTATTGCCGATAAGCAATCGCCCGTTTTCGGCGTTCGCTTGCAGTTGGGTGGCGTCCGTAATGAAAACGTGTGTCGATTCCTGTATTTTCGCATTGTTGTTTGTGTACTTGGATTCACCGTTTGACAAATCAAGCCAACCGCAAAGCCGTCCGACAGTCTTCCACGTTTTTTCCTTTTCGCCTATCGCGTTTTCAACCGTTTCAAAGCGTTGCAGTTCGGCGGTGACGTTCCCATAAACACGCTTCATCTCAAAACCTCGCTTTCATATACGGCTTCAAAAAGCCCATCAGAAAAGAGGGAAAGCCTGCAACGGAATTTGTCCCGTCGAGATTGAAATAAGTTACGGAATGGCGGGAAATTGTTTCGGAAGACACTCCTATTCGGTCTCGGTTGTTCAAGTCCCAATCAAGAAGATTGACGATCCCCGCTTTGACGTCGGGCGGATATTCGACTTTTGTTATCAAACATCTCTCGCAGTCATTCGGTGTAGGCGTCAATCTTCCGTTTCGGTAAATGAACAAACCTTTATTTTCGTCGCTTTCGGTTATTTCAACCGTATCTCCGTCGGCAAGAGCGGACGGTGCCGAACTTACGACACCGTCCGAAACGGAGGTAAAACAGCGGATCGTGCGATTGTGAAAACCATTGTGGGTATAAGAGCGAATCATTGCCTCTGCGGCTGAAAGTTTGAGTTCCAGCACGTCGTTGTCGATTGAGGTATCAATGAACTTTTTCAATTCATCAACAGTCATTATCATGCCGGCTCATTCCTTTCTTTTACGCTTTGAACTTCGCAAGAACGACCTTTGCCGCATTGGTGAGCGCAACGCCGTAATAACGGTACGCAACTATTTCGTGGCGGTCGAGCCTCTGAACATAGTCGGAGGTAACGGTCGTGTCCTTTTTGAGGAAAATGGTAACTGCGGGAAGTTCGTCTTCCGTATATTCGGTTTCAGCCGAATCGGGTTCCATCTTGATTATCGGGTTGATATAATACTCCGCGGCAACAGCTTTGACCTTGCTTCCGACTTCAAGAGTATCCTCGGTATAAGGCTGAACGGTGGCAAGATGCTTTTTCGTGTCGGTTTCTGCTGTGCTGTCCACAACAACGGTAATGGTGCCCGCGGAATCGTCCTTTTCGTATTTGATAAGTCTGACTTTCTTTGACTTCTTTATCCAGCAACCCGCAACTTTACCGATTGCACCGTTAACAGCAACGCCTGCGGTGAACTTGTCTGCGGAAATGAAGTTCGAATCTTTCAAAAGCGTCGCTTCCTGCTTCGGGTGAATGAACATCACCTTTTCGATGCCGTCCTCTTCGTCCTCGAATTTGGTAACGGCGTCAACGATACCGTTATACGCGATTGCGGCAAGAGTGGACGGCGCAACGACCATTGTGCCCTTGTAGATTGCGGAGAGAACATCGTTGTCAACTTTGCAGGCAATGGACTTTGCAAGCTGCGTTTCGCCCTGTGCAACGGGATTTCCGAGCCCGCTGTTGATTGCCTCGGTCGTTATCGCGATTGCCTTGCCTGCTTTCTTGACCTTGAACGTATCTGTTGCCGCACTCATGGTCGCGATGTCGATTTCCGTATTTTCCGCAATGTCGTTCGCATCGCCGATATAGTTCCACGAAGGAACGGTTTTTGTGTCGCCCGGAACACCTACAAGCGAGGTGTCAACGTGGGCGTATTTGGTTGCTTTGAGCTGTGCTTCGATTTTTGCACCTATCATATCGCCCATGACCTGGGGATTGATAACATTGTTAAGAAGTGTAACTGCCATAATATTTTTCCTTTCTTAATTGTTCATTGCTTCTTTGTATGCTTCCTGGTTTTCTTCATAGATTCGATTCCTTTCCGCATACGGTTTTTTAAGGATTTCAGCGCGTGTCAAAACGCTTTCACCCGATGATTTTTCGAGTTTATGTTCGTCAATCTTTTTCGAGCCCACACCCTCAAATTGATTCGGGAACTGCGTTTTCAAGCCCGAAATCATATCGTTCCAGCCTTTGACGGTTCCGTTCTCGTCAAGTTCAATACTCTTTCCGTCACTTTTAAGTTTTGAATCAAGTTTGAACGCAAGATAATCAACATCAACGGCTTTTGCTTCACGGAGAGCGTCCCTGACGGCATATCTGACTTTTGTTTCTTCGAGCGCTTTCTGCAAAGCAGAGACTTTGCTTTCATAGTCGTTGATTTTCCCCTGCAAATCTTCACTATCTTTCGTACCCTTTTTAAGATCCGAAATAAGCCCGTTTGCGGTATCGAGTTCGGATATTTTTCCGTCAAGCAAGGCTTGAATCTTCTGCAATTCGGCGTCGTGCTTACCCTTTGCAACGTATTCTCCGCTTCCGAGATTGCCGATTTTGATTTTTTCCTTGTTCTCATCATTTCCGTTGTATGCGTTGATTTTATCTTCAACCTGTTTGAACAACTCGTCTCCGAGAACCGTTTTCAAAAATTCCATAAACTCCCTTTCTTCGTCTGCGTTTTTATATGAGGTTTCTTCCTCGAACGAACAGATTTTTAAGCGCGTATCTGCAACGCGAATTTTTATGAACAGTTTAAGCGCCGTATTCAGGGCATATAAAAAGGCAGTCGGTCAAAAAAACCAACTGCCTTGTTATTAAATTTTGATTCCGTGTGTCAGAACGGAAGACTTGAAACGAAAAAGCCGCTTCATTTTTCAAATAGGAATCAATAAAAAAACACTATACGGTAATATTTGATATTTAATGAATGTTCGAGATTTTGCCACAACTTTTTAAGTTCAGGCATTGACTTTTTTGAGTTTTTCGCATATAATATATAATAACAGAACCCGACACGCCTCTCAACGATGCGGACCACGTCGGGTCGTTTAATTTTGTGAGGATGTTATATGGAACGGAAAGAGCAACAGGAGCCTTTAACGATTGAGGAACAGATTGAAAATTTATTTAATTTGGGATTAACCATTGAAAATGCAGATGATGCAAAATCTCTCCTGAACGATGTATCTTACTTTCGATTAGTAAAAGCATATAGTTTAGGCTTGAAGCCGAAAAACGGGAATTACTATGCAGGCACAACATTTAACACTATTGTACAATTATATAAATTTAATTCCAATTTCAGGCAAGAGTTGTTTCCTATTATAGAACGAATAGAAATCAATCTTAGATGCAGATTGGCAAATTACTTCTCTGTAAAGTATGGAGTGCTCGGATATGAAAATCCTAACAATTTTGTCAGCCCTAAATATCATGCATTTTTTTTAGAAGATATTGAGCAAGAAATTCGCCGAAACGAAAATTCTCCATTCGTAAAAAATTTTAAAGATAATTACGAAGCCGAAAAAATCCCATTTTATGCGTTGGTTGAGTTATTCAGTTTCGGTACTCTATCTAAATTTTTCAAAAACATGAAAAATGAAGATAAAAAAGCAGTATCAGCGACATACGGAGTAGGGTATACATATTTCGAAAGTTGGATAGAAAGCATTGCCTTCGTCAGAAATATTTGCGCCCACTATGGAAGACTTTATAATGCAAAATTGGCTAAAACCCCTCGTTTATATAAGCAATATTCAAGCGAAGGAATTAAAAGTATTCGTGTTTTTGGGGTTCTCGTTTGCATGAAGCATATAAACACAAAAGACCCTCATTGGAATGATTTTGTAAACAGTATTGACAATCTGATTAAAAAATATCCTGCCGTCAAAATCGATACTATGGGTTTTCCTGAAAATTGGAAACAATATCTCTTAAAATAAACCTAATATCGGAATGTAAAAGCACCGTGTAAAAACACGGTGCCTTATTCTTCTACAATCTCAAACAGTTCGGGGGGATACGCATATTCTTCATGTGTTTCGTCCACAATGCCAAACCACCCCTTTTTCAATACACGGGCGTTATATACTTTACCGTGTAGCAATGCGAGGGGATCATCTTCTCCTAAAAATTTCACTTTGACAAATGTATTAACCTTCATAAATAAACCAATTCCCATCAATATCGGGTTTCACTTTCCATTTGACCTTGCCTATACTCGGTTCTTGATACCAATGTAGTTCAGCCTTATAACTTTCGCCATGAAAATCAACATATCCAATTCCCTTAACTTTTTGCCATTCTGACTCTTTCGTTCCGGGATATTTCGTTAAGAGTGTCTGTACAATATCAATTTCACGTTTTCTGCCTTTTCCTGCAATGACTTGAACATTAGTTACTCTCGAACCTTCTGTCAAATGAACAATCTCATTATTCGGAAGTTTAATATCATAGTTTTTGGCTTTTGAGCCTAAACTTCTTCCTATTGTAAAGTCTTCTAATTTAATTATATCACTTTTTTCAACTTTGTCAACCACTTTCAAATATTTTTCGTTGAATTCTTTGAAATTTTTTGTCTTATCAAGACCGAAAAACGAGGCGTGCTCTTTTAATGTTCGAAGTTCATCTTCATCAAGCGCCCAACGTGCGCGGGTATTTGCCGTACAACGACAGTTTATCACCTCTGCGGCGGGACCGTTCGGGTCTCCCGGAAAGCGCAACCCGTTGCTGAACTTCTCGTCAATCTCCCGTATCTCCCCGTCAATTGCGGCGTGAGAATCACGCGTTCTTGCGTCAAGAGAAGCGTCCCATTGCTTAACGACATCCGCGCCTTTTTTCTTTGCCGCGAATTGTGCGTCCGCTGCGGAAGTCTGCTGAATTCGATGTCCCTCCGTGCGTGTAATGGTTTTTGTTCGCGAGTACGGCGCCTTTGAAACATTTGAAAGATTGCGCGCTATATCTCGATACGGCAAAGCCGAGGCAATGCCTCGGCTTATTTCTCGTGTTATTGCTTTTTTAAGGTTTCCGACATTCACGCCGAGCGCATTGTAAAGTCCTTTGCTGACCTTTGAATCTGTCAAAACCGCTTTGACTGCGGCTGCCTGATCTATCGGAATAATGAGAGGTACGCCCTGCCTTGCCATATCATACATCGTGCCGACAAAGCCCTGTTCATAACACCCGTTCAGATATTCGCTTAAAGTGGAATAGTTATCCCCGTGCATTTTGTCGAGGATTCCGCCCACCTGACTTTTAAGGGCTTTTTGAAACTGCTGTTGATATATTTTCGATTGTCGCTGCGATTTCAAAGCGGCTTTCATGCCCTCGTCAAGCCCGTCCGAGGAAAGAGCCTCATCAAGAACATCTATATCGGATTGAAACAGTTTGACTTTTTCGTTTATGTCCGCAAGCGCATTCTTATATTGCTTTTCAAGTTCTTTCAAAACACTCTTTTCGTCAGCAAGAAGCGATTGCAGGACCTCTTTTTCCCATCGATTCATTATTCGTTATCGTCTCCGAACAAATCGGTTTCGGTGTCTTTCGGAAGTTTTCCTCTGATTTCCTCATAATCAATGTCAAGAACCGCGCATATATTCCTCATCAGAGTTTCATCGTCAAGATGTCCCGCAAGATTAAGCAGCGTCGTAATCTGTGTTTGCTGCTTCTGCGCTTCTGTCAGTTCTATCTGTGCATTGTCCTGTGCATTCGTCATAACCTCGCGTTTGAAATCAAAATAAACGTCCTTCGGCTGATAATCGGTTCCCTTTTCATCGTTGATTTCGTTCAAAACAACTTTCAAGATCTTTCGAAGGAACTGTTTCAGATGAATTTCCATTTTATTGCATTTAAGGTCAAGCAACGCGTAACGCGACTTGATAACAACGTTCGTCACATTTCCGTCTCCTACCTGCGCGGAATTGAAACCCATTCCGAAACGGTAAATATTTTTTTCGTCAAGTTCAAGTTTGATTTTTCGCGCTTCATACGGTATGTCTACCGTCTTAAATTCAACGTCTCCCCCGCCGTCACCATCTACACCGATGTGCTTTTTGGTTTTAACGTTCTGCATAAGTTCTTCCAGGTTATCGCCCTGAAAGCCCTTAACTACAACAAGGTATTCGGAAGCGTCTTGCAGATTATTTGAAAGCCCGCAACTCATAAGGTCATAATCGTCGATTATCGCCTTTATGGGGCGCAGGTCGTTAAACTGTTTACGGCTGTTATCTATTCTGAAAAACGGAATAAAACCGAGCCCCTCATAATATGTATCGTCCTCACGGTCCTTCTTGTAAAGCACATGAGGACGTGGATTCGGCTGCGGCTCTGTCGAGGTGTCAAGTTCAAGTGCTCCGTCGCCTATCTGCGTATAATAAAACGTTTGAGCGTCGTCCCAAACCTGTATTCGCTTTACAAGTTGCTTATCTCTGTTTATGCGTTCGACGTAATGATATATAATATGGTCTTGTCCGTCTGACGCAAACTTTGCTTCGACTTCGACAACGCCCATTGAATCGGCACATTGAAACGCAAGTCTTCCGTCCGCGTTTTTATAGGCATACATATATTCAAAGCCTTTTGAAACACATCCAGTCAAAGTTTCGTAAAGTTCTGCGGTAAAATCTTCATTGCGGTTGAAATATTCGTCAAGCAACGTTTGAAGTTCCGGCAGGTCGGAACGAACAAACTCTTCACCGCCCGAAAGCATATACTGAACCTGCTGATCAACAAGTTCCGTAAAAAACGGATGCGCTATTTTAATGTTTGAGCGTGTCTTGTCTTCAACAAGATTTCCGTCTGCATCATAATAATACAACCGATAATTCTTTATGTCATGTTCGCCCTCGTAATACTTTTCGCCGATACCCGCAAAACGTTTCTTTTCACTCCGCTTGTCTTCATCGATAAAATTCAGTATTTCGGAAACAGTAAGCATCGTCTTACCTCTTTGTTACATAGTCAAGAGAGATCCACCCCGCGCCGCTTTTGAGTTTGCCCCACTTCGACGCGCCTTTTCCGTCCGCTTCGTCAACGATTGTATAAACGCCCCTGTCGGTGATAACGCCGTTTACTTTATAATTTGTTCCAGCTCCCGCTCTGTAATTAAGTGCAGAAGCCGTTACTTTTACTTTATAAGGAGCAAACGACGCATGTTCGGGCGCGGGTGACGGTTCGGGCTTTTCGTCTTCGTCTTGAAGTTTTTTCAGGGCTGCGGAAACCCACTTGCGAAAGTCTTTCATCGTATATCCGAACTTCGCAAGCCAATGATCTATATCCCCATGGTTTGACGCATAGCCCGCCGCTGCCGCTTCTTTGTGTGAAACGACCGTTGATACATCGAGTTTATACAAGTTGCAAAGATATGCGCAAAGTTCAACCGCTTCGGTCTTGACTGCAGTATTGAAGTATTTCTCGTCCTTCAAGCCGTCTTCGCAAACCTCGAATTGAATGTGACGTGTCGGCGAATAATTGTAAGATCCTTTCTTTCCGCTTGCGCAGCCCCAGCAGGCATAATGCCAGGGAAGTATCTTTGCGGTTGCGACGGAACCGTCTTTGAGTTTGCCGATAAACGCATGAACACAAGTCTCCCCAGTGGGATTGTTCCATGCGTTACCGTTGCGGTTAATCCCGAGTTTTTCAATCAGTTTATCGTAACCGTCTTCTCCTTTTGTCGGCTGAACGTAGCGGCGCAGATTCGGGTTGTTCGCACCCGTAGAGTGGACAATGATACCGGTCGGAGATGAATTCTTATACTGTCCGCGCTTGTTTGCCTTGTAGCACCTGCAAAGAGTATGTATGCAAGAAAATAAATTCATTTTTCAATCCTCCTTCGGTTTGTCGTAGCCCATTGCTCTGTCGCTGTCCGTCACGCCCGCGGTCGTCGGGTCTGTAACCACTCCGAGAATCGCGAGTACCGCAAAAACAGCGTTAATAACTGCCGCAATCTGCTGATTAAGAATGACAAAGTCCCACGCATAGCCGAACAGGCTCGCTACCGTCTGAATAACGAGCAGCAGCGCAGGCACTATCGCGAGCCAAAACGTTTTGTTTTTCAGCCTTACTTTCCAGTTAATTTTCATAATGCTGCATCTCCTTTTCCAAATCTTTTATTCTGTGATTCATTACTTTTACCTGTTCTTCCACTACGGGCATGCGCTTTGCGAAATTGTTATGTTCTCGCACTTCCCGTGTCAGTTCGGTTATTCGCTCCTCGGTAACCGCCTGTTTTGACTGTATGCTCTGCTCCGTCTTACGCGATGAGGCAAGCACCGAAATAACAGTTCCGGCAAGCGCGAGACCGCCCGTAATAAGTGCCACAACTATCGCTTCCGTCATCCGCTCACCCCCTTGATAATTTTTACTCTCATTTTTTCAACATCCGCCGCGCCCGAAATGCCGCCTGTTGAAAGCCTGATATAGCAAGTTCCCTCTTTCAGCAATTCCAGCTCGAACGTCCGGAACGCCATAGCCTGTCCCGTCAATGGAACTATTCCTATATGTATGTGTCCCGAATCATACATATTTATATACCACGGGTGAAAGTCCGGGGAAGCGAAATTGACCCTAACGGTGTCTCCTGTGACAGCGGGAATAAACCCTGTGCAGGCAGACCCCTCCGAAACGCTTTCAAGCCCTCCCGAATTCGTTCTGTAACCGAGTTTGTATCCCAACCCGTTATTATACGGCTGCCCGTTATCCTCGGTCGAAGCGGCAATCGGGGAGAAGTCTCCCCAATAATCATTCAGCGCCGAACCCATTTGCGCAACGGTATATGTTCCCGTTTTGCCTGTAATTCCCCTTACTCCATTGGCTATCGCCTGTATATCGCTTTCCTCATAGAGTTTATTCATCAGTATGCCACCCCATTCCCGTTCGGCAATGCCGCAATAACGGCGTTTACAAGTTCCTGCTTGTCCGCTTCGGTGAAATAATCCGTTCCTTTCACGGGCGTTTTTCCGTCCGCGCCTTTCGCGCCCTGTAAGCCTTGCGCGCCTTGCGGACCAGTGTCTCCTTTTATACCTTTTGCCGAAACGCCCGTGTCTGTCGTGCCGATGACCCAGTTTCCGCTCTCGTTTATCGAGGGTGTCGTTGCGGCTATCTTTTCTTTGACATATTTGCCGACCGCATAAGACGACGGGGTTTTTGCCAGTCCCTTAATCGTATCATCGAGAATTGAACCATCACGCGGAACAATCATATAGCGTGTCGTTCCGGTGGTTTCCGATGTTGAATTTGGAGAAATATAATTTTGTAGTATTAGACCTGACTTCTGTAAATTTTCATCATCTAATTTGAGAGGATTTTTAAGTTGATCTGCTACTAACTTAGTTGTAGGAACATTATTGTCAGATGGAGTTTCAGGAAAAGCCATATCAACACCCATCGTGCCGTATATTCCGCTCATATACTTTCGCACCAAACCGTTGCCGGTCGGCTCGTCAACCTTTTCGTCAAGCGCCGCTTTAACCGCCTTGTTCTGCACGGGATTTTCCGATGTCGCGGACAGCTCCGCGTCAACGGCGGTCTTGTTCGCGCCCTCTTCCACTCCGTCGAGTTTGTCTTTCAACTCCGTTGTGAAGTCGTTTGCGGAAAGCCCCTTGCCGTTTTCTTTATCCACCTTGTTCTTGAAGTTTGAGTAAACGTTTCCTTCGACCTCTGTGATTTTTGCGTCTATTCTTTCTATTTCCTGCGGAAGCGTTTCCTCGAGAAACACTTTTTCAATGTCCGTGAAGTCGTTCGTCGAAAGCCCTTTTCCTGAAAGATTGACGGCTGAATATGTATAAGTGGGTTCCGTTCCTTCTCGTGTTATTTCTTTATGAACACCATAGGCGATAAGTCTGCTATTTGTTACCTCGATAAGTCCGAAAACTTCGGTCTGTTCTGAAAATATTGAAGTCGGGAAGTAAATTATATTTGTTGTTCTTTTCGGAACATTATAAACGCCATCGGAAAGTCCGAACAAGTCCGCCCATGTTGTCACCGTTCCGGGGATGTCCTGAATCTTATTGATGTTTAACCCCGCAAGAAAAATCTTTTTCCCGTTTATATATGCCATATTGTCACCTCTATGCTATCCCGACGATTTTAGTAACACATTGCGTCGGAAATGAACTGTCGGGAGATTTGAATGTTGCTTTTGTAACGGTTTCCCCCGTACTATCAACGAGCAGGACAATTCCAGCATGTGTAAAATCTGTTCCGCTGGGAACTATATGACGAACTCCCGAAAAGGCGCTTTCGCCCGTTTCATTCGTATTTTTAACACACAGTATTCCTGCCTCTGCTGCGGGAAGATCTTCTCTCGTTGTATAAACAAGGATAACAGAATAATTTGAAAGCCCCGGGACTGAAACCGATACGGTTACTCCCGTATCAAATATTCCCGAATACAGAACTTTTCCGACGGGCGTCTTCCCTTTCAACTCCGTAACGTCATTTTCAAGTGCAGTTACTCTTGCGGGAAGCCCGTCTATTGCATCAAGAATATTTTCTGCATCGTCCGAATCCGTTATAAGATAAAATCTATTCGGTTCTTTGATTTCAATCGCGTCGTATTCCGCTTGTGTGCCTACCCAAAACGTGAGATTTTCGCGCTTGTTATACTCGACGATATTCTTAACATCTTCAATGCTGATTTCACCGTTTCGAATTGCTTCATTCAATGCGTCAAGCATTTTCGTGTTGATTGTCAAAAGCAATTCGTTATAAATATCATCGGCAGGGGCATCGTGTGTATTATTCGGACAAAGTATTGATTTTTTGCACGAAATAACGGCTGGCGCGGAGGTACACAAATTTCCCGCATACACGCCTACGCTGACTTCATTGATGTTTTTCAGCAGGGGGACACTTACCGTATTTCCCGAAAACGGGACGTCGATATAAAGTTTGTTGCCATTCTGCACATAATTAAATCGAGCTGTCTTTATGGGCTGATTTTCCCACTCATCATCAAAAGAAAATGTAACCGTATAATCGCTGTTTTCGCAAACTATAATGGGATTTCCGAGAACAACGGGTATTTTGTTTGTAACGGTTATGTCGATATTCATTATATATCCTCCTAATACATCCACCTGTTGCCGCGAACAAAACTTTCAAGCGCATAGCGCATCGCGTCCATCAAATGGTTAAAATCATCTGTCGGAACATTCAAAGAACGCCCGAATTTATCTTTGCTCCAAGTATAATTGCTGATTTCGGTCAGAAAATTGACGCATCGCGGGTGAACAATGATTTTCAGATCCTGTATCCATTGAATACCGTTCAGAATACTGTCTTTTCCTTTTTTCGCGCCTGAAACACGCAGTCCGAGAGCGTTCAGTTCGTCAATGGATTTCGGTTCTGCGCTGTCTGCCGTTATACGTTCTTTCCGAAAACCCATGTCAACAATCTTGTCGCAGATTTTTTTGTTGCTCAATCCTTTTTCATAGAACTCATCAAAGACATAAAGCGTTTTGTCTTCCAAGTCCAAAAGTCCCGCAAAAAATGCCGTCGGGTCGTTCGTGTAGCCGAAGTCGAGACCGAACGCCGATTTCACCGACGGAATACTGCGTATTTCATCAAGACCGAATGCGCGTTCTTCCCAATTTTCGTAGACAAGCCCGTCAACTATTCCCCAGTCTCCGAGCCCCGCAACGCGGTAACGCCGAGGATTGTTTTTTCGCATTGTCTCAAAAACGCGTTTATCCGCTTCATCAAGCCATTCATTACACAAATAGTTCGTCGTTACGGCAAGAATATCCGATTCCGCTTCCCTATCAAAGAAGCGTTTTTTCAGCCAATGATGTTCGTTCCACGGGTTGAATGTCAAAGTAACCTGCTTGAACAGCCCCGGCGGCATTTCCCCTCGAATACTTTCGTCGAGGGTATCAAAGTCGGGTTCGGAACTTATCTCGTATGCCTCCTCAATCCAGAGCCAACATAGAACGCCCGAATCAACCGTGACCGACGTTATTTTCAAAGGATCATCCAGCCCGCGAAAAAGAATTTTTTGTCCGGTCGGTTTGTATGTCATTTCAAGAGGGCTTTCCTTTACGTCCCACCATGATTCAACACCGAGACGCTTTATTGCCCATTTCAGTTCCGTGAAGCAACTGTCTTTCAATGTGCGATAAACCTTGCGGACGCAGAGCATATTTGCCGCAGGATATTGCATTATCCGAACGATACTGTTCAGCGCGGTCGTTTTTGATTTCTTTGAAGCACGCGAACCTTTAACAACGCGATAACGCCCTTTGAACTCCCAAAAGGCTTTATACCCGCTTCCGACTATATCGGGCAGATAAATCTGTTTTACGCTGTCACGCTTCAAGATCCTCACCGCCCGAGATTACAACGGGAACAACGCCGTCAACGCTGACTTTATCGGTAAACAGTCCGAAACGGCGTCCCAACATTTCGGCGGCTTTTAACCTCTCTTTTTCGTCGGGCGTTTTTTCAAGAATCTTTGCTTCCGAATATCCGTCACCGTAGCCCTCAACGACAACGACGCTTGCCTTGCTTTCCCCGCGCATTACCGAGGTAAGATATTCCATAACTTCAACGGCGGATGCAATTTTCTCATCGCTGATTTTTTCAAGCCGGTCGTCAATATATGTTTTAATGTCAGCATTTGCAAGCAGTCTGCTTCCGTTTGCCCGTGCGACAGTATCCTTCCTCACATTCGGATATGCCGCTTTATATGCGCGCGTTGCGTTACAGTCAATTATATATTCGTCTGCGAATTTTCGCTGTCTGTCAGTCACAAAATATCACCTCGCTTTGTCCTGTTTCTTTTGCGTGTCATATCCCCATAAAAAAAAGACACACCCTCCCGACATACACTATGATGCCCGCCGAAACAGGAGGTAAAAAGTAATACGGCAACGTGTACAGTCGTTGCCGTATTAAAAAAGAGAGAAAGAATGCCCGTCCCATGTCAATTCCCAGTATGTATTATATCACGGACAAAGCGGACATTTCGGGACAACTTTATTTTTCCGCTTTCAAATATCTGTAAACGCGCTTCCGAATGCCCTCTTCCGAATTTCCGCCGCCTATCCTGTTTGATATTTGAATCCAATTCAACCCGTCAATAAAACGCAACTGAAAGATCTGACGGGTAAAACTGTCGGGGATATCTGAAATATATCGTTCAAGCCTGTTACGCTCATAAACGCATTGTGTCAACTTTGCCGAAATAATAAGTTCAAGGTCAACAATTTCGGCGACATATCGCTCTACGCGGCTTTCATCTGACGTTCCGCTCCGCATTCCTGAAAGGTTCGGAGCAGAAGGACATGCCGCACGAGACCTGACATCTGCCAAACGTTCCCTGTCCCGCTCTATCTCACGGTTCAGCCAGTATAATTGTGATAACTCTTTAAGGGTCATTCCTTTGCTCCTTTCAACGGTGTATTACTGTTTCAATAATATATCATCAAGCGTCGCAAACGCAGACACATCAACAAGTTTTACATTTTCGTCACAACTATTTTAATTAAAACTATTGACAAATACGCATAAAAGGCGTATAATATAAGTGTACCAAGGAGGTGAGATATACGAAAAGAGCAGATTTGATAAAACTGCTTGTCGGAAACGGTTGGTTCTTCCTGCGAAACGGAGCGCAACATGACATATACTCCAACGGAAAAGACATAGAACCGATACCGCGACACCGAGAAATCAAAGAAAATCTCGCGAAGGCAATCATCAAGCGGAGAGGGCTTAAATAAGCCCCTCTCCCCTGCCTACGCATAATATAAATGATTATTTTCAAAGGAGAAATTTGCATTGAAAAACGCTTATCCGGTTATTTTGACACCTGATGAAGTCGGTTATATTGTATACGTTCCCGACTTCGATACAAACACGCAGGGAGAAGATCTTTATGATGCCATAGAAATGGCAAGAGATGTTATAGGTCTTGTCGGTGTCACAAAAGAAGATAACGGCGAACCTTTGCCGCAACCGAGTTCACTTTCGGAACATACGGTAAAAGACGGCGAAATTCTGACGCTTGTTGATATTGACTTTGACGAATACAGAAGACAGATTGACAATATGTCGGTAAAAAAGAATTGTACTCTGCCCGGTTGGTTATGCTATAAGGCTGAAAAAGCAAACATTAACTTTTCGCAAGTTCTGCAAAAGGCATTGAAACAGGAATTGCATATCACGGACAGATAATTCAGAACAGTTTAATATGCACCCCTAAAAGCGTCTGACTTTTTGGGGTGCATATCATTTTATTCTCCGTCAATCAAATAATCTGTCGTGGTTTCCAAAACACGAGCGGCGCGACTGATGAACTTGACCGATGGTGTTCGCTTCATTGCAATCATATCCGAAACGGTACTTCGCGCAATATTTGTTCTACGCGCAAGATCGGACGTTGTTATATCTTTGTCCGCCATAAGCCCTCGAATGCGTTCTTCAAATCCGTATATCAGATACATCGGCTCCGTTACTCCTTCCACAGCGGTTCATCGGACGAAGTAATGCCGATTTCATCAAGTTCGCGTTTCAGCATTACGTCTGCGACGTTTCCCTTGTCCCAATCGAGATTACATTCACGGTTTCCGCCGTATTCGTCTATTATGTCCTGTATGTGTTTTATATGTTTGCGGCACCGTTCGGCACCGTAACCGGCGTTGCGATGCAAAGCGATAACGGAAATATAAATCACGCGCATAAGTGCCTTGCGGTTTTCGTTATCGTAGGTGCGTTTGACTTCTTCCGCTGCTTGCCTTAACTGCCGCTTTGACAGCGTCGGAATTATTGCTTTCATACTTCATCGCTCCAATCTATCGCTTGTCCGCAAATCGGACAGTAATTATCGTCTACATAAGGGCTTCTGCATGTCGGGCATTCGTGGTAATATCTTTCTTCCCCGAATAGGGAGCCTTTAAGTCTTTCAGGCTTCTTTGGTATCTGCTTTTCAAGCGCTTCAATCGCCATATCGAGGGCAAGCATAAGTTGTCCGTCGGGCGTACCGTCACCCGCTTCGACAATATCGCCTTCATATAAAGCCCTATCTTCTTTCAGAGTTTGTATCGCTTCTTCATTTTTCATTGCTTTCACGCTCCTTCAACGCCCTCTCCGCTTCCTCGCGGGAGAGAAATACGGTTTTGCCTATTTCGTTAGAATTTATTTCGTGTACATATCTCCAAACAATTCCCTCTTTGATTTTCCACTCAACAAAAGTTGAGAACAACTCTACACGAACTGCCGTTACTTCGTATTCGCTGATAGTGCCTCTATCCGTCGGTTCATAAAGTATATCTCCCGCCTTGCACGGAAGTTTTACCCACTCATCAAAACTCATAAAATCCGCGCACGGCTCTTTTTCCAAGAGACGGCTTCCGCTTGCATATCGGCAAACGCCGAAAGACAAACAATCTTTACAGTACATTTTTAGTCTCTCCTTTCAACGTAGCACCACGACTTCGGCGGTTTGACAAGTGGCTTTTTCAAGCACTTCTCGCACCATTCAGGCTCACCGCTTTTCATACAACAATAACTGCCCTTTATCCAACCTCCGTGTTGAGTTACACTCTCGGGCTGTCCCCAACGGAATCTATTTCTACAACCCGTTATTGCCTCTTTATCATCGACATAAAAATCACTCAACTGCTTTGGCTTATCGTAGATTATAAGGGCGGAGATATGCCAACCAAAACAACGCCGACCGCTTGTGTATTCAAAAAATTGTTTTCTGTCTATACAAATTTGCTTATCGATATATAGATCTAAATCTTTATCAAATGGGGCAACGCTGTCACAATCAACATTGATAATTCTATCGCACACAAACTCTCCGATAACTTTGCCGTTCAAAAAATTATCGGTAGTATAATTATCATACATCATCATTTCCACGCTATCGCCGTACTTGATTTTACCTGTCGGCAACCTAAACAACTCATCACTATTAAGAATCATGCACCCACAAACTGTTTGATATTTTTTACTCGGCTTCGTGCAATAAATATCCACCTTAAACGGCACGTCACACTTCGGAATTGTTTTTCGTGCCTCAATAATTTTCTTTCCGCTTGCTATAAGTTCGCACCACTTCGGGCGCACAGGTAACATTATCTCTTTCATTTTCTGCTTTCACACTCCTTATTCCAACTTTTAACTGCTCTGCGCAAAAACAACTTCGTTTTTCCGCAGTAATGACAATTCTGACACTCGACGTGCCACCACCACGGCAGAAACGCCGAAGCTGTATGCACGAAATGAAGATGAGTCGAACCGCAAGCGGGACATCCAATACTCTTTGCTTTCCGTTTTTTGTAATCATTCATCTTCCGCTTCCACCTCCTCGAATTCGCCTATCAAGCAATCCGCGCACAGTTCTCTCCCGTCGGTAAACTTGTAAAGTTTATCAACATACTCGCCGCACTCGTCGCAATAAAGGTGCGGCGTTTCTTTTTTCAGCCCGCAGCCGTGGCAGCCGTCGGCGCAGTTCACACAGTCCGATTCATATCTTATCATTTATAATCTCCTTCACGTCTTCGATCGTATACGCTATGCCCGCCTTGCAGCCGGCGCGGCGCATTACCGAAAGAAATATCAGTTGTTCTTTGGTCGGCTTATACGGTTTGACCTTTGTCTCCAAGAAATACGCCCGACCGTCTTTGACGGCAAACAGGTCGGAAAACCCTTTCGGCAGTCCCGTATCAAAAAATCTCCCGTCCGCAAGTCTGACTTTGCCGACATTCGTTCGGAACACTTTGAAGCCTCGTTCCGAAAGATACATCATCACTTCGTGCATCCAGTCTGTTTCGTTCATATACCTAAAATCCTTTCCGCGTAATACGCATATCGCGACGGCATTCTGATACGGAGTTCAACGGCTTTGTGTATGCACCATTGAAATTTGAATCCATGTTCCCTCTGCCATAAAACAAGGTCGTCCCACGTTTTCAGTTTCTTCCACCCGTCACGCGGCGCGGTACGCATATATTCCGCCTTGTTCAATCTTGTAAGTTCCGCTTGTTTGCGTTCCCGTTCCGCACGTTCTTCGTTCTCGACCTCTGCTGTCCAGTCGTGCCCGCATTCGGGGCATATTTTGCAGTTGCTCGGCACAACGCGATAACAGTCGGGACATTGCTTGACCTTGATTTTCGTCTCGGTCTTTTTTCTCTTTGCCGCAAGCGTCCATTCGCGCATATCGTCGGGAAAGCCGTGCAGGAATACATTCCCCACATGGTCTATTATCAGGGCTGTTTTACCGTCCTTGTAGCGCATGGAGCGCATACTTTGCTGTATAAACAGCGTCAGACTTTTTGTCGGTCGAAGCAAAACCACCGCTTCACAGTCAGGTACGTCGAATCCCTCTCCGAATAACTCAACGTTTGACAAAACCGTTATCCTGCCTTGCCGAAAATCTTCAACAAGGTTTTCACGCTCCGCTTTCGGCGTTGTTCCGTCAATGTGCGCTGCGCTTATTCCCGCTTTGCGGAACTCCTCCGCTGTCGCTTTCGAGGCTTTGACCGAAGCGCAGTAAACTATGGTCTGTTTTCCGTTTGCTATGTTCTTCCAGTTCTCGACCGTGTCGCCGTAGATCTTCGTCTGCTCCATTATCTCTGCAAGTGCCACCGCGTCATAATCTCCGCGCTTGACCGCTACGCCCAAAGCGTCCGCAAGTTTGACGGAAAAATATTCATACGACGAAAGATAATGATTTTCTATCAGCCACTCCGTTGACGGTCCTATAACAAGGTCGTCAAAGACCTTTCCCAAACCGCCCTCATTCATTCGGCACGGCGTTGCCGTAAATCCGAGCCGAACCGCATCGGGAAAGTAATCATAAATGCGTGTATAACTGTTTGAGAGCGCATGGTGACATTCGTCGGTGATTATAAGAGACGGTTTCGGCAGTTTTGTGAGCCGCCGCGTCGCCGTCTGAACCATCATCACGTCGCACAGGTCAAAGTTTACTCCGCACCGCTCGAACGTTGCCGTTATCTGTCCGCACAGTTCCTGCCGGTGAACAAGAAACAAAACCCTGTTTCCTTTCTCTGTTGTTTGTCGGGATATATCTCCCTGTATAACGGATTTCCCGCCGCCGCAACCGAGAACCGCGCATATCGACCGCTTACCCGTCCGCATACTGTACCGAATATCGTCAATCATGCGTTGCTGATAATCTCGTAATTCCATTTTTTTTACCTCCTTTCGTGGAAACAACACCGATAAATCAAAAACAACACCTTAAAAAGTGCAT